CAGGTATTTATGACAACTACGAAAGCACTGCAACAAACATTTGCAGATTGTTTACTAAAGTTGTAGACGCTGAAGGTAATGAAGTACCTGGCGAGGAAGTTTCTGCATCAAACCTTGACATTAATGGCCAGGACTACATTAATTGGGGAGACCAACCCGCAATGAGTATAAATGCTTGGATTTATCAGTGGTCAGCGGATAAATTAAATTTAGTAATTTTACATTAAATTAAATACTATGACACTTGTAGAACTGAAGGCATCCGCTTATGATTGTTTAGCACAGATTGAGTACTTGCAAAAGCAATTGCAAGAAATCAACCAAAAGATTGCAGAAGAACTCCAAAAAGAGAAAAACGAAAATGGATAAAAAGATTAGTGCATTACCGATTTCATTTGAGCAGTTCAGTAAAGACCCAGTAAAAGGTTTTCTGTTCATTACATTAATCGCGATTGGTTACTTATATGTTGACCAAAAGTTAATGTACACCGAGCAAATTGAAAGTCAAGGTTCAAAGATAGAGAAGTTAGAAGCAAAGATTGATGCACTTGGAATACAACTCAAGAGGTCTGATTCATTGCTCTCTGCAACCACATCTAAAATCTTAGTCCTTCAAGAACTCGGTAAAATCAAATGAAACGATTAATTGCTATACTATTTATATCATCATGTGCTAACCCTATCAAGGAGGAGAAAGTCCTTTTTGATGGGGTTGACACTATCCTAATGCAATCAAAGGAACATATTGACACAGTTGTTAAGTTCCTACCAAAAGTTGACAAGCATATAGAGAAAGCAGAGAAGGAAGTCTTGAGCAATGTGCAAAGCATCAAATTGCAAAATGCTAAACTCAAAGAGGATGCCAAAATAGTCAAGACAATTACCATAAGGGATACCATCATCATCAAGGAAAAGACTAATTTTTGGGGCAAGAAAAGAACCTCTACTGACTCCATTACAACAATAGATTCAACTGAACAACAATGAAGCAATTTTTTTGTGAAGAAAACGGCAGACTATCAATGAAAAGGTTATGTGGATTTATCTGTGTGATCATCATCTGCGTTACAATGTATCATAACTCTTTCTATGAAACTGAACCAAGTGAGGCACTTGTTTACTCTGTGTCTGCTCTTGCATTTGGGTGCCTTGGTTTGACATCTGCTGAGAAAATATTCAAGAAGGATGAGAACAAAGATTGATGCACCAACATTGCTACTTATTGCAATTGCATTGCTTTTGTTATTCCTTTGGGTAACATCTTGCAATCCAGTAAAGCGAGTTCTCAACAATCAAGAGATGTTGGAAGAAGTAGCAAAGGTTGTGGTAAAGGGAGGATGGTGTGCTTCAGACACTACATTCATTGTAAAATCAGACACCTTAATTGAGGTTGATACTTTGGTGAGGATTGATACCCTTACCGATACCTATGTACTAAATGATACAACCTACATAACCAAGTGGAAAACAAGGGACATCACCAAGTCAATCACCATTCACGATACCATTAAGTCATTCATCGTTGATAATGCTCGTGTGAGATTATTACAAGCTGATTCAGCACGTTTAACAACTGAGGTAGGTGAATGGAAAGGAAAAGCAAATAATCGTTTATCTTGGTTAATATCACTTCTTATCATCATTGGAGTATTTATATATTTAAAACTTAGGAAATGAAATTGTCGGAACACCTTGACCTATCGGAAGTAATCCGGTCTGAATCAGCAAAAAGAAAAGGAATAAGCAATATGCCAACACCAGAGCATATTGAGAACTTTAAATTATTGGCAGAAAAGATATTCCAACCAATTAGGGAACATTTCAGATGCCCTATCCACATCTCATCTGGTTACAGATCAAAGGCGCTGAATGATACGATTCCAGGGGCATCTTTGACCTCACAGCATTGTCAGGGCGAAGCGATAGATATAGATATGGATGGCACACCAAATGGTGTAACAAATAGAATGGTGTTTGATTACATCAAGGATAACCTTGAGTTTGATCAGCTTATCTACGAATTTGGTGATGCAAATAATCCAGACTGGGTACACGTTTCCTACGAGTCAAGCGGTAAACAAAGAAAGCAGATACTAAGAGCAGTTAGAACTAACGGCAAGACTTCGTATCTGCCTTATTAAGGCCAGAGCATAATGATTGTTTTCACCCCCTTATGTCTATGAGGGGGTTTTTTAATATTATTAAAAAAAATATATATCAACTTTGTGTTTTGTATATAAAACCTATATATATTTGCTAAAACAATAACACAATGAAAGAAATTAGAGAACTAAGAAAACAAAAGGGGATAACCCAAGAAAAGCTTGCATACCTAAGTGGTGTCACTACCGTAACAGTCAACAGAGCAGAAAACTCTGGTAAGATGCGCCAAAGCACTTATATCAAATTGGTCAACACATTAAACACACTCCAAGATGCTGTATCTATGCCTGTTAATTCTGGGTTGTAGTTTGGTGGGAATAGTATTGAAAAATTATGACAAGTTATCCTCACAAGAAATGGTACAACGCAGAACCTTATACCAAATCCCGTCAGCATTTTGGGATGAGTACAACTCAATCACCCTTGACATCTACTATATGTCAAACGCAAGCGCAGAAGCCATCAGATACAAAATTGAGGATTTTGAGTACAAATATGCTCAAACAATTGACCAAAGCGTTTACAACGATAGGATGGCAGACATTCTCTCCTCTTACAAAAAGAAGCAAGAATTTTTAAACAATAAAACAAAGCAAAATGGGACTAACTAACAGTCAAGGCGGATCAAAAGTGTTTTTATCAATTAGCAATGGCAAGCTTGTAAGAAGCTTCAAAGAAAAGACAGAGGGCGCGGTATCTCGTGTCAACAAAGCCGGTCGCGAAGTATTTGAGATGTTCTATGACTCTCTTGAGGGGATAATCAAAGAAGTTGGAACAAAAGAGTCCGACTATGGCAAATTCTTGGTAGTACAAGTTGAGTCAAATGGTGTAAACTATCAGCTTGAGATGAACTTCTCATCTGGTTACTCAGCATCTTTTCTCAAGACCCTTCCAAATGTCAACCTATCGCAAAGGGTTCAAATCACCCCAAAGCTTACAATTGAGGGTGACAAGAAAAAAAGTATATGCTTCCTCAACCAAAATGGTAGTGGCTTAAAGTGGGCATTCACAAAGGACAATCCAAATGGTATGCCTGACCTGGTAAAGATCAAAGTAAAAGGCAAGGACACTTGGGATGACTCAGATAGGATGGAGTTCCTTGAGAACTATGCTAAAGGTTTATTTGGTGGCTCTAAAGCACCAGTTATTGATGATGAAGTTCCTTTTTAAACCAAATGGAGTGGGCATATTGCTCACTCCTTACTTTTTTAAATACAAAATATGCAAAATTTCAACATTGACATCAACAAAGGCCGGATTGAGTTCGTGGACAATCGGTTTTATGCTACTGAGAACGGCAATTATGTCCCATCAGTCACCACAATTTTAGATGCATACCCAAAAGACGCAGCTTTCTTTAAATGGCTCAAAGATGTGGGTCAAGATGCTGACACCATTCGTGATGAGGCTGGTAGGAGAGGATCACTTGTGCATGAACTGACTGAGCAGTACGATCAACACCAAGAAGTGACATTTGTCAACCAACATGGAAAGCCTAAGTACAAGATGCTTGAATGGGCGATGTTTGAGAGATATGTTGACTTCTGCAATACCCAGAGTCCAAAGATGCGAATGATGGAGATGCACTTCTCGTCTGATGTGCTTGGGTTTGCCGGCACAGTTGACAGAGTACTTGAGATAAATGGCAAAGAGTACCTGGTTGACATCAAGACATCCAACAATATGCACAACTCGTATTGGCTACAATTGGCAGCTTATAATGAGCTACTAAAGGAATATGACTACCATGTTGATGGGGTTGCTATATTGTGGCTTAATGCCAAGACAAGGACTGCCGGAAAGGGAGGAGCAATACAAGGCATTGGTTGGCAACTACTGACCAGGACACTTGAGGAGTCAGCACAAGATTGGAAAACATTCCAAACAACATTTCAACTCTGGAATTCAATCAATGAGGACATCAAGCCAAAGCGCACATCTTACCAAATAACACATCAGAAGAATGAAGGATAAAATAGTAGAGCAAGTGGTGAACAAGTTTAACGAAAGGTCACAAAGAGGCATTACAAAGTATGGGTCAACCTTAGAGAGAAATGATCTTGATGTTGTAGATTGGATGAACCACTTGCAAGAGGAGTTAATGGATGCCATCCTTTATTTAGAACGAATGAAAAAAGACATCAATGGGTAGCTCAGTTGTATCATGTATCCATCACCTAAAGCTTGCTGATGAGTATGCAAAGGACTTTGTTCGTGCCAACCCTGGCACTCGTGGCTCAGCAATCTTTGCCAATTATTCGTTAAAGCTAAATTGGATACTACGAGATGTTGTAACTTACCCTCACTTTGATGATGATGTGAGAGAAGGGATGAGAAAGGAGATTGCATCTGATGCATTTTCCTATGACTCACTGACTGAGAAGCTTGCACTTCTTAACCCTGATCAACGTGAGGAACTTGATGGACTTTTGACTGATATTTTGAAAGGAAAAACAATTGAAGTAATAATCAAATAAACACAATGCAAAAACAAAAAATACATACTCAAACAGCAGTTGAATGGTTATGGAATGAAATAGATAATTTAATACCATATCAAGATATTAATAAAGCAGAAAAATTTATTGAATTGCTTAAAGAGGCCAAAGAAATTGAGAAAGAGCAAATTGAGGAAGCATTCAGTATTGGTGAAATGAACAATGATTCACACCATTATACTGGCAGGAAAATACACAAAGATCAAGCAGATTACTTCAACAAAACATATGCCAAATGACACCTTACGAACTTTGGCAACTTGAAACTTATGGCAACTATTACGAAGAAGATGAAACGCAACATGATGTTGAATCCGATTTGGATTAAATGCCGATGCTGTAAATCTTTATACACAATAACACTAAAAAAACAATCACTATGTCCAAAATGCAATTGCCTAAATGGGTTGATATGTCAACCTACGAAAGACACAAACTCCTTGGAGAGTTAATTGATGCCATGATCTACTCTGGCGAAGCCGTACAACACCTCAAAGTAACTGTTGAGCAGTTCAGATTGATGGGGTATGTTAGGTCGGTAATCTTGCCTCAAAATGAGCCTGATGAGGTATGCCCAGACTGCGATGGCAAAGGATGCGATAATTGTACATTCGTAAAACCAAGTGAACTATGAAGAAGTGTTCAAAATGCAAAAAAGAAAAGCCAAAGTCTGAGTTCTATGTCAGCAACAGAAGGCTTGATAAGCTTGCGGTCTATTGCAAAGACTGCGAGAAGAAAGGAAGAAAGAAAAAGGAAGATGAATACGCAAGCCTTTATGGTTTGATTTAAAAAAAATAACATGGCACAACAAAAAGAAAACATGACCGCTGTTGAGTGGTTAGAATATTTACATAGAGAAGAAATACTTATTAAAAAGTCTTTTGAAATGGCAAAACAAAAGGAGAAAGAGCAAATAGATAATGCTTGGTTAAATGGGTTCGGGAAAGTAATTGAGGAACAAAAGTATTGGAACGGATTTATTTTAGGCATATTCGTAGGAGGTATTTTGGGTATTATAGTTGTTAGGTTAGTAGACAATGGTATATTATAAAAACAAATAAACAATGGCACAATGTAAATGTTGCGAAAGAGAAAAAGAGTTAAGATTTGGATTTTGTTTCGACTGCGCAGATGCTGAATCTGTAGTAGCAGATGGTGTGGATATGTATGATAATGAAATTATCAAAGAAAATGATATGTCAACATCAATGTCTAAAGTGAAATGGATACTTAAAAAATTCAATGTAATTATAAACAAATAAACTATGGAACAACAAACGAAAATTGACGCAGCTATTCAAGAGATTAAATATAAAATTGAATTAGCGGAAAGGGAGTATCAATCTGCTGTCACTAAGATTAATACTCTTAGAGATGTACTTGATAATCTTGATAAGATTAAACGAGAAAAATTGCAATAACATGGCACAACAAACAGAACAAAAAAAAGCAATTGGATGGTATTGTATTGGTCATGCAGGGTTCAATAACACCACTGCATTCGCTACTTACTACAAGCCTAATGCTATCAAAAGATTCTTTATGAGAACTCTTTTGGATTTTTATTGGATTAAAGATGAAAACAAATAAACTATGGCACAACAAACAGCAGTTGAATGGTTTTTTAAATGGTTTAACGATAATCAAGAAGCTACACATAAGCAATATGCTAAAGCATTTGAACAAGCAAAAGCAATGGAGAAAGAGCAGCTTTGGTATAGTAAAGAAGATGTATTAAAAGCGGGAGAAATTGGAGAAATAAATCATCACGATTATAAACACATTGTTTCATTATTAGATGAAGCAAGAGAAATAAATAACAAATAACATTACAACAAAAAATACACAAAATGAACACAGCTATCTCAGAATTGATGAAAGACTTGGTGCAAAATGGTATGCAAGTTGACTTTGCGAAGTATTTACAAATGGAACGTGATCAGATACAAAATGCCGTAATCTACGGACTTGATGAAGATGGTCATACCGGAAATTGGAAACTATCAGTCGCACAAAACTACTACAATGAAAAGCACCTTGAGATTAAGGGATTATCAGGAGGAGATAAGTAATAAGGCGGTTGAACTGCTGAGAAAGTATAAGATTGCTTATTTGGCGATGGAGGTGCGTTGTGGCAAGACTTTGACCTCAATGGCTGCTGCCCATAAGTTTGGTGCTAAGTCAGTCTTATTTGTAACCAAGAAGAAAGCCATCATTGATATTGTCAACCAATTTAGTGGTAGTGGCATTGAGATGGGGATTTATGTCACCAACTATGAGCAACTTGGCAATGTGCATGAGTCATTTGACCTGATCATAATTGATGAGGCACATAGTTTGGCTGCCTTTCCGGTACCATCTGCTCGTGCAAAGGAGTTGAAACGCATCTGCTTTGGGAAGCCAATAATTTATTTGAGTGGTACACCGAACCCCGAGTCATTCTCTCAGCTTTACCATCAGTTCTGGGTGAGCAGTTACTCGCCATTTGACCACTATCAGAATTTCTACAAATGGGCTACTCAATTTGTGAACGTGAAGAAGATGAAGATAAATGGTCAGTCCTTCAACAATTATGACCAGGCTGACAAGAAAATGGTTATGGATTTATGTGGTCATTTGTTTCTCACGTTCACACAAGAACAAGCAGGGTTTGAGTCACTTGTAAATGAACACATCCATCACGTTGAGATGCTTGAGTCAACCTATACACTTGCAAATAGGCTTAGGATTGATAAGGTGGTGAGGAATAAAGAAGGGCAGGTGGTTCTTGGTGATACGGCAGTTAAGTTGTTGCAAAAATTGCACCAAGTGTATAGTGGCACTGTCATTGTTGATGAGCCTGAACGAATGGCAAAGGTTGTTGATTATAATAAAGTCCAATATATTAAGGACAAATTTGTAGGATTAAAGATTGCCATATATTATAAATTCATCGCTGAAGAAATGGCAATTAGGTATGTTTTCGGGTCTGATAGAATCACTACTGAGGCAAGTGTGTTCAATGAGTCAACCAATTTGATTTTTATATCTCAGATTCAGTCTGGTCGCGAAGGGGTCAACATCTCAACTGCTGATGCTCTGGTGTTCTTAAATATTGACTTCTCGGCAGTATCGTATTGGCAAGCAAGAGCAAGAATTCAGACCAAAGATCGGGTTAAAGAGGCAAATATTCATTGGATATTTAGTCGTGGAGGTATTGAGGATAAGATATATGAGGCAGTGATGAACAAGAAAGACTACACCACCTATCACTTTAAAAAGGACTTCAATATATGAAAACAATCCCTTACATCCTAATGGTAATTTATTTTTTCATTGTATCAATTCCCATATTTATCATTATTTTTATCATCACTCACACATTTTATACACTTAAAAACACAACACAATGCATCAAAAAAAGACTCACTCAATCTCTGAGTACATCCAAGGCAACTTAGATAGGAAGAACGTAAGATGGCGGTTAAAAGATGGAGAATGGATGTTTGAGATCCATCCTAAGATTTGGGGGTCAGAGGAGATGTTTGACCTATATTACCCATCTTATGAGTACATCAAATTCAATGATAAAGGAAGCAATCCTGATAAAACTAAGATAAAATGAAAATACTTGAACTATTTGCTGGCAGTAGATCAATAGGAAAAGCTGCTGAACAACTTGGTATGACTGTATTTTCATCTGACTTAATACCTTTTGAAAAGATAGATTACGCAGTAAGCATAATTGATTTTGATGTAAATAAAGTACCTTTTGTGCCAGATGTAATATGGGCATCACCTCCTTGTACATCATTCTCAGTTGCAAGCATTGGTAGACATTGGAATATTGACAATACACCTAAAACTGAAAGTGCTGCATTTGGGGTAAAACTGGTTGAAAAGACAATTGAAATAATTAAATATTTTCAAGAATTAAACCCAAATCTTATCTACTTTGCAGAAAACCCAAGAGGTAAGCTCAGGAAACTTCCGGTAATAAATTTTTTTGATAAAAGGCACACAGTCACATATTGCCAATATGGTGATAAAAGAATGAAGCCAACAGATATTTGGACTAATTCTGAAAGATGGAAACCAAGAAAGATGTGCAAAAATGGTGATACTTGCCACGTTTCCGCACCAAGAGGATCACAAACTGGTACTCAAGGCATGGAATCGCCATACGAAAAAAGCAAAATACCAGAACAATTGTGCCTTGAAATACTTAAATCTACAATATGAAAGAATCAACACTCCAGACAAAGATAAGTAACCGATTAAAAGAGCATGGGTGGTTTGTGACAAAGCTGATCAGCACCTCAACACCTGGGATTTGCGACTTGATGGCGATACGCAAAGGCACAGTCATAATGCTTGAGGTCAAGACTGACACCGGAGTTGTGTCTGAACTGCAACAATACATGATTGACAAGCTTAATGCAATGGGCATTTTTGCTCGTGTGGTTAGGGATGTTAGCGATGTGGATGTTTTTTGCTATAAACTACAATAATTATGAACTACTTACAACTCGGCATCAATACTATTGCTGTAAATGAAAATAAGCAGGCTATTTTCCCTTGGAAGGTCTACCAAGAGGAAATGATAAAGGAGGAGGAATTAAGCCGTCAAATGGCAGATAATAGGGCAAAAGGTGTGGCTATTATTTGTGGAGCGGTGAGTGGTAATCTTGAGGTCATTGACATTGATACAAAGTATGAAACATATGACCTTTGGGAGGCCATACAATCAGCTATTCCTTCCGAATTATATGCGAAACTTCACATTGTAAAAACTCGTTCCAATGGCAAACACCTCATCTATAAATGCGAGGCGATTGAAAAGAATCAAAAACTTGCACAGCGACTACCAACATTGGAAGAAAGTAAGAATAACCCTTCCATTAAATCTTATTGCATTATTGAGACAAGGGGAGAAGGTGGATATGTTGTTGCACCGCCTACACAAGGCTACGAAATTGAACAAGAAGGGATTTATGTCATCTCGCTTGATGAGCGCGAGGTATTGTTTGAGATTATGCGTTCCTTCAACGAAATCTTTGAAGAAGCGATAATTGAGGCACATCAAAGGCCGTCAACAAAGGAGTACGGACTCTCGCCATTCGATGATTATAATAGGCGAGGAGATATTGTTGACCTGATGACTCGTAATGGGTGGGTTGTGGTGAAAGAAAATAGTGAGCGCATTTTTTTTTTAAGACCAGGGTCAAAGGCTGAGCATAGCGGATCATGGAACAAGGGTTTGGGGTTATTTAGTGTTTTTTCGGTCAATACACCATTTACTGTGCAAAAAGGCTACAAGCTATCAGCAGTATTTTCCATTTTGGAAACATCTGGTGACTTTAAGTTGGCTGCCAGGCGGTTGCTTGACATGGGATTCGGAGAAAAAAAAACATCCTTCGGTGACAAAGTAGAAAGGGAGTTATTCTCCAAGAAGAATGATGGGGCAAGTAAGGATGATATGGTGACTTTGCTTGTCAAGAAGCACAACAAATCCCTTGATGATGCCAAAGTAATGGTTGATGAGCTTGATGCTCGTTGGGGAGAGGAGATTTGCACGTTCTGGGATGTTGATGACAAAGGAAAAGCAAGTATTAATCGGTACAAATTGCAAGTGTTTCTTACTACAATTGGGGGTTTTAGGCTATACTTTTATGACTCTTGGTCAACCATTTACAGATTGGTGAGGGTCAAGGATGGATTTGTTGAAGAGGCATCAACTGAGCAGATTAAAAGATTTATCAAGGATTATGTGGATAAGTTGCCAGACTCGTTTGATGGAGGGGTTACACCTCAAGATTTACTTGAGTTGATTTACAAAGGCGCAACTGTTCTGTTTTCGGATGCGTTTTTTGAGTTTTTTGAGAGAGCAGAGCTATCATTTTTGAAGGATACCAAGAATGAGGGGTATTTTCCATTTAAGAATGGTGTAGTAGTGGTTGGAAAAGAGCGGATTGAGCTGAAAAGCTATGGAGAGTTGGGCAAGGTAGTCTGGAAATCGCAAGTAATTGACCATTTTATTGTCATTGATGGGGATATTGAACTTGAGAAGATAGAATATTTTAGGTTTATTGAGAAGATTAGTGACTCCGACAAGGATAGGTATATCTATGCTTTGGGGTTGATTGGATATTTATTGCACAATTATAAAGACCCATCAAGGCCATTTTCGGTGATCCTCGCAGAAGAGACTGAGAAGGAAGCCAATGGAGGAGGAACCGGAAAGGGGATATTCGTTAAAGCATTGGGGTATCTGCTCAATATTGTTCGAGTGGATGGTAAGAACTTCAAATTTGATAAGTCATTCGCCTTTCAAAGGGTTGACCTTGATACAAGGATACTGGCAATTGAGGATACAAGGAGAAACGTTGATTTTGAGGGATTTTATAGTATAATTACTGAAGGTATCACCGTAGAGAAGAAGAACAAGGATGAATTGTTTATACCTTATTCGGACTCACCAAAGGTGATGTTCACCACGAACTATACAATACCAAACTCAGGGAATCATGCCAAACGTAGGCAGAAGGTGTTAGAATTTAGCGGTTATTTTGGGCCTAAGCGGACACCAGAGGATGAGTTTGGACATAAGCTTTTTGATGATTGGGACAAAGATGAGTGGAACCGGTTCTATAATTTAATGTTTGATTGCGTACAAGGATACCTTGGTTTTGGGGTATTGGAAGTGGCATCTTCGGAGAAAATTAAACGCAAGCAGATCAGAGTCCAGTTCGGAGAGGAGTTTTTAGAGTACTTTTTGAGTGTTGTGGAGGAGCAATGTGGATGGATAAAGTTAGAGCAATTATATAACGATTTTATGACAATGAGTGGGTTTGATAAGAAGGATTATAGCGTAAAAAGGTTCACCAAAGGAATTGAAGAATCGTGTACCATTTTAAATATCGCGTACCTAAATAAGCGAGAAAAAAGTGCTGGAGGTAAAAAGATGTATAACTTTAATAGCGTAAAAATAACACATGATGATTTATTCTAATATGACATATAAATTGGGTACGTCAGATTTGGTCGGGAACGTCAAGGGTACGCGATTTTTACACGATTTTGGTAACGTAAGTGGTTGAGAATCAATGCGGATACGTCATTTACACGATTTTTTCTATTTTTTAGGGTATATCTGTTTTTTTTTCTGATTCTTATATATATAGAGAAAGAAGGAATGATGAAAATATCGTGTAATCGTGTACCCAAGGTTTTTTAGGGTGGGATTTTTGTTAGGGATTTTTGGATGTGGTAAAAGGGGTTTTTTGCTACCAGGGTAAACCTCGGATATACATAGTTACATGATTACTTAATAATATACTTTTCATTGATAAAAGGTCAATTCAGTTATAAGAAGAAAGGGTACTGTGCAATGCAAGGTACTATTTAATACACTTTAATACTTAATTATGCTTACTAAGGAAAATTTGCTGTCAGTTATTTCATTTGTTAGTGGTTTACCAGAGGATGCGATTAGAAGCCAAAATAGGAGCCGTGGCTTGGTTCTTTGCCGTCATGCTTACTATTTCCTTGCTCGGCAAAATATGGGCCTTAAATTGGCTGAAATAGGGGAAGTTTTTGGTGCTGATCATACTACTGTCATTCATGGGGTTCAAAAGGTCAAGGATATGCTCTCAATAGGGGATGAAATTACCTCCCAGTTCATTGACCAGGTCAATCTGTGCATTACTGAAAAGTATCTGATCCCAACAAGGTTGATCATATCAATACCAGGTGAAATTGAATCTGATGAAGTCATAGATTATCTAAAAGGGATTGGATGTGAGATTGAGAAAATAAATTATAATTTATAGGATTTTTGTTTTGTTGTTGCGGAAATTTTTGTTGGTCGGGAATTTTTGGCGCGGGAATTTTTGGCGGGCGTGAATTTTTTGGGGTTTTTGGGGTTTTTGGCGGTTAGGGATTTTTGGGGGTTAGGGATTTTTGGGGTTTTTGGCAAAAGTCAAAAAATGATCTAAAATGCTCAAAAATTGAAAAAATCAACAGCATAAAGCTTACCAGCCAACAGCATAAAGCTTATTAGATGACAGCCAACAGAAAAAAAAGCCCATAAAGGGCTAATTTTTAGTAATTATAAACTTGAACATCATTGCTTTCATCAATCCAATGTGAAACGTGTTTTTCGCCATCAATTGAAACATCAATGTAAACGGTTAACCCTTCAATTGAGATATAAAAAGCATCTTGGCTGCATTGCTCAATTTTAAGGCCGTTAAAGGTAAAAGTATTCATGTAGTGTATTTTTGGTTAATACATGGCTTTGAGGGCCATGTTTCGGCTATTTAAGCCTCTTCAGTTAACCTCTCATCAACTTTGAACCATGTCCAATTACAAAATCCTATAGAATAATAATCAACACCTTCAACAGTAACTACAGGGAAAAAAAATACTCCATCTTCGTATTTATCAATAATGCCCTTTGGATATTCTGATAACTCATAAAAGCTACATGAATAATCTTTGCACTCGTCTAAAGATGCCTGAGATTCAAGGATTGATTTAGCTGTATCTAAATCAAATAAAGGACATTTCCACCCATTCCAACTTTTTGAAGGGTCATAGATTCCATTATAATTGATGCCGTCATCACCTGCTTGAAATAATCCGAATTGATAGCTCATAAAATTTATTTAAATGGTTAATACATGGCTTTGAGGGCCATGTTTCGGCTATTTAAGCCTCTTCAGTTAACCTATAGGCAATAAGGGTCTTGAAGTTGTCCAATAATAATGGCAGCGATAATAAGCGCGATAATTAAGCGTAAAAGTTGTTTATCTATTTTCATGGCTGTAATTTAGAGATATGAATTTATCAAAATAGGCCTCTTCCTGAGCTTGTACATAGTATTTCGTATTTTCGCACTCTCTTTGATTATCTATGTACTTTTTACAGTATACTTTGCGCTCTTGATAATCGTAATAAAATAAATCTCCTTTATTAATCTTTGCGCCTGTTTTGTGGCACTTACTGGTAAATTTTGCTGTTAATAATTTCATGGTATTAATATTGATTAATTACGAAACCTGATAAATCTTTTTTAGCATCGCCTTTCGCCTTCAATCCAACTATAACACCAGAAGGGTCAAAGTACCTTAAATCTGATTCATCCCCATTGATTACGGAAATGCCGCCGTACGTATCGGGCAGCTCAGCTGCGAAAACTGCAGCAATATTGCCACCTAAACTAATTACCTCTAAACATTCATCAAAATTGCTTTCTGACTTGCTAAAAGTTAGTTTGTAGTTTGTACCAAAATAGCGCCTAAATACGTTAATATTTTTAGTGTAATCGTAAAATAAAAGATTGGAATAAAAACCGTCAAGAAAATCAATACCGGTATATTTTTTTATAAGGCTCAAATGGTCAATATCACTTGTGCCGTTAAGCCTAATAGCGATTTGCTCAAATGTACCGTTCAATAAATCTGTAGCTTTATTATGTATTTTTAAAATCTCATTTGCAAGCTGAATATAAAAAGCTTGCCTGTCATAGGCCCAAAATTTGGCTTTATTAATTCGGGACAATTGCACATTTGAAAACCTGCCACGGCCTGCGCTGTATAGGCAACTTTTAATGCATCCCTTGCTTGCCATTGGGCAAAGATTGTGCGTCCCAATTGTATTGGCGGGAGCAAGGTATAAGATATAAGTTGTTAACTCATTCTTTGCAGTTTTACTGTTGGTGCTGCCCTCGCTTAACAAGTTCTTTACTGCTTTATACTTTTGTTCTGGCTTGTAAAGTGAGCGACCTGAATAGTTTAAACTTGTGGGTTTGCATCCGTTTTGCTCTTGTTTTGTAGTGTACATTTTTTTAGTTTTAGTTAGAGTGAAAAATAAAAGTAGAAAATAAAAAAAATGAGGTGTTAAATTACACCCCATGCGCTAAGGTTAACCAATACGATAGCTGCGAAAATTGCGATAATGGCGAAAATAGATTTCATGAATTTGTGTTTTATTTGTTTTTTGTTAATTAGTTAAGTATGAAATAAAAAGATACGAGCAATGAAATAAAAAAAATTCCTGTAGAAATGATAATGAAATCTGAAACATTATCTTTTTCTTTTTTAGTCATTCTGTACATGGCGAATTGTTTTTTTTGTTTGTGTTAATTGTCTCACAAATATAGATATTAATATCATTACAATATCAATATTATATAATTATATTTAAATATTTATTTCAATGATATGTAAACAAATAAAAATCAATACTTTATATTAATTCTATTTATTTTTGACTATATGAAAAGAAAGGGATTCTATATTAAAAAGTCTGACAATGGTTTATATCTTAATATATTTAAACAGGATTTCATTCAATATATAAATGATGCACCTGGTGAATGGGTTAAATTTAAAATATATGAAAAATTGAATGATCCGAAAGGGTTTAGCCATAATATGGAGATAATACAGCAAAAGCAAAATGCAACAATGTTGCAAAATGATAGCGACAAATAAAATGCAACCAAGTTGCAAATATGTTAACTTTATTACATTTGAAAGGTTGAATAACCAAACAGAACCAACTATGAGCGAAGCTGAAATAATAGAGACAAAGAAACCAAAAGGACAGTGGGGCGGCCCACGTCCGAACTCAGGTAGACCTAAGAGAATGGATGAGGACGCAATCAGAGAGAAGCTACACCCCATGGCCACCACTGCATTCACTAAACTACATGAGAAGATCAAAGAGGGTGACATGAAAGCAATACAGCTATTTTGTGCGTACTATATTGGTCTCCCAACCCAAAAGATAGAAAGCAAAATTGAGGGTAATTTAAATCAAATAGCCATTGAGATAATCAAGCCTAACATATTGCTTCAGGATAATAGGACAGTGCAAATAGATGACAATAAGGCAGAATAAGTATACATTATAACTATCTTTATTTATAACGTATTGATATATAAGTCTTTACCGCTCTACTTAACATAATATTAGTTATAGGGTAACCAATACTCACCTATTTACTCACCTACTTTGTTTGTGTATTGGCAAGGTTGACGGCAAGCGCTGGCACGATGGGGGGGACTTAAAGGATCTACTTTTTTGGGCCGGCCATATAAATCCCCAAAAATAATAGTCGTTTAACCAACCTTTATAAAATTGCCATATACGATGACCCCCTTTCCAACCATACTTTTCAATTCGCAAATTGCATCCCAAATTTTTTTTTTCGCTCCAAAGTCGCATACCTTTGGTTGACCCAACTATGACTCATAATTAAACTCAAGTAAAATGAATGCCACCCTCCAAACCAACAAAATTTACGAAATCCTCAACGAAAGTGACAAGCGCATCTCGGTGATGCAAGGAGGATCAAGGTCGGGCAAGACGTATAACATACTTATCTGGTTTATTGTGAAGTTGCTTCAAGAAAACAACAAGACTCTCACAATTGTGAGGCAATCGCTTCCATCTATTAAGGGTTCAGTTCTCAGAGACTTTGTGGACATACTTACTAAGCTTAACATATATTCAGAGGACAACCACAACAAGACTGAGCAGATATACTCCTTAAATGGGAATACGATTGAGTTTGTGAGTGCCGACCAACCTCAAAAGATAAGGGGTAGGGCAAGGACATATCTTTTCTGCAATGAGGCAAATGAACTGTCATACGAGGCTTGGATGCAATTGATCATGCGTACTGAGGGAAAGATAGTGATTGACTACAATCCATCTGATGTGGCGAGTTGGATTTATGACTCAGTTATTCCAAGGGATGATGCCGACTTCAACATCACTACTTTCAGAGACAACCCATTCCTCCCTAAAGAATTGGTTGACGAATTGGAAAGGCTAAAGGATGCTGATCCTAACTACTGGCAAATCTATGGACTTGGTGAACGTGGGTTGAGTCAGGACTTGATATATACCCATTACAAGACAACTGCGGATATGCCAGAAGATGGTGAGGTGGTGTATGGTCTTGACTTTGGGTTCAACGTGCCAAGTGCATTGGTCAAGGTCACATTTGTTGAGGGTGCTGCTTATGCGCAGGAATTACTGTATGAAACCAGGTTGACCACAAATGATTTGGTGGATAGGCTAAAGCTTCTTAATATTGACCCGTACGATGAGATATTTTGCGATGCAGCCGAGCCAAAGACCATTGAGGAGTTGGTGAGAAATGGTTTTAATGCCAAGCACGCAAACAAAGATGTGACGGAAGGAATTAGGACTATAAAAGGCACTCCCTTGTTTATTCATCAAGATAGTGTAAATTTACTAAAGGAATTGAAGAATTATCGGTGGAAAACCGATAGAAATGGCAATAAACTTGATTCACCCGTAAAGTTTGGTGACCACATACTTGATGCCTTACGATATAGCATTTTTAGTAAGTTAACAATCCCTAAGATAACTTGGGGGGCAATATAAATGAAAATGGGTCTATTTGATATTTTTGGTAAGAAGAAGGGGTTGAATCCGAATCAAAATGTTCCTCCTTCGTTTCAAGGTATAAATGGTGCGGTCTTACAACAATACAATCAAGAGTCTTATGTAAAGGATGGCTACCTTGGCAATGCTGATGTGTATGCCATTGTGAGCTTTCTTGCAAGAAAGTCAGCAAGTATTCCTTGGTATGTGTACCGACTCAACAATGGTGAGAAAGCAAGGACATCCTTGATGAGGTACAAGCAACTTTCAAGAGGATTACAAGCCGGACAAGGTGCATACGAGCAAGCCATCATGGCGAGGAAGAACGCATACTCTGAGAATGTGGTGATGGGTACTCCATTATCAAATCTCCTTGAGAGACCCAACCCTAGCCAAGCACAAGATCAGTTCCTTGAGAACCTAATTGGTTACCATTTCCTATCGGGTGAGGGGAACATTTACGGCAACACCGGAATATCGGGCAATAAAGTGTTGGAGATGTTCGTTTTGCCAACGCAATTCTTGGACATATACCCAGACCCGAATGACCTATATGGCATCCTTGGGTATAAGTTAATGGTTGACCAAGGTATTGACATAGAGAAAAGCAGGGTATGCCAATGGAAAACATGGAATCCAGACTTTAATGCAAGCACCAGGTCACACCTTCGTGGTCTATCACCATTGAGAGCATCTTACAAGACCCTAAGAATGTCAAACGCTGCTGCTGATGCCTCTGCGATGATGGCATACAATGGTGGTGCAAAGGGAGCATTGACCCCAAAGGTAGTCGGTTCAATCTCTGCTCAACCATCAATGGAGCAAGCCAATTTAATTAAGAGGAAGCTCAACGATGATGTGAATGGTACACAAAACAAAGGAAGGATTGATGTACTTCAAACACCTTGGGACTATCTTAATTTTGGATTGAGTAGTGTTGACATGGAATTGGTCAAGACAATGCAGATGTCAATGCATCAATGGTGTAGGGTGTTCGGTTTGCCTGCTGTGTTGTTTGACACAGACACATCAAGCTACAACAACTACCAGAACGCAATGCGTGACTTGGTGACTAACACAATTGTTCCAAAGTTGTGCCAATTGAGGGATGAGCTGAACAAGTGGTTAGTGCCTCAATATGGTGAGGACTTGTATATTGATTTTGATATTACTGCATTGCCAGAGATGCAACAAGACATGGAGAGGATGACAAGATCACTTCGTGATGCGAATTGGTTGACCTTTGATGAGAAGCGAGTGGCGATGAACTACTCAGAGAAAGAAGGTGCTTATGAGTATAGCTATGTAAATGGTGGACTTGTAAGGCTTGATCAAGTTGGGATGGATTTGACAGTGCCAGGTATGGTAATGACTCAACCGGAAGATGATGAAGATAACAGCATGGACAACGGACGAGATGATATGGTCAATGGTGATGACTCTGCATCCCAAGACGGTGTCGGAGAGGAAATGCCGAACTGAACAAATGATGATGGCCAAACTGAGGTTGTGGCATAAAAAAAGACTTGAAGATGAACGCGAAGCAGAGAGAGCAATATTGGTTGAAAGTGGAGAGGTTGAGAAACCAACTTGATGCCAAGTATATTGCTCTTTTTGCAAATGCGATTGACAAGGACATGAAGCGGTTTATTGTGATGCTCAAGAAGAACGGCCCAGAGGCAACAAGGAGCATGATGGGTACTTATGCGTGGAATGAGGAGATGTTCAGCATAATGCAAGAGTTGTATAAAGAAGCTGCCATACTTTTCGGAAATGCGAGTTATAGGGCGGTGGGAATAATGAGCAGAAAGGCAAGCAATCTATTTGGCTTAAATTTAGATTGGGTCAATGAGATGCTTACTTTTTTAACTAAATTTGGACTGCAATTGGTCGCTAACATGACCAACACTACTAAAGTTAAGATTGACACTATTATTTCACTTGGGATAGCAGAGGGATTGAGCAGTGATGAGATTGCTAAGATGATAATGGAGGATGAGGAGCTTGGATATGCAAAGATGAGGGCAACAAGGATAGCAAGGACTGAGGTTATGAGAGCAAGTAACTATGCTGCGTTTGTTGGAGCCAGCAAGCATGATTTTCTGGTTGACAAGATTTGGATTGCAACGAGAGATAGTAGGACAAGGAGGATACCCAAAGACTCTTACGATCATTGGGATATGGATGGGCAAGTGGTTGCATTTAATGAGAACTTCACCAGTAAAGATAAACTTGGGAGACCTGTGGTAGCTGAGATACCTGGTGACCCAAAAAGTCCTAAAGGATTTACTATAAATTGTAGGTGTACGGTTGGATTCATTCCAAAACGTGATGCCAATGGTAGGTTAATTTTAAAACAGTAACAATGCCGATATATAGTTGCGGTGACGGGACATTTAGGATAGGAGACGGAGAGTGTATGTACAGGTCAAGAGCAAGTGCTGAACGTGCTTATGTAGCATATCTTGCACAAGAGGAAGATGACAATGATGACCGTAAAAATACTTACAAAGAAGAAACGTACAATGACTACCCAGAAGCTGCAACCAATAACGCAAAAAGGGTGTTGAAGTGGAGAGAGGAGTATGGAGATGAAGTTACTGGCATGACAAGTGTGGGGTGGAACAGAGCCAACCAACTTGCCAACAAAGAGAGACTCAGTAGGGAAACGATAGCAAAAATGGCTGCTTTTGAAAGGCATCGTAAAAATGCAGAAGTAGCACCAGAGTTCAGAGATACTCCTTGGAGAGACAATGGTCATGTAGCATGGCTTGGTTGGGGAGGAAGTGCAGGTATTGAATGGGCGCAAAGAAAATTAAATCAAATAGACAATAAAAAAAGTATGATATACAATTACAAATCATTTGAGGCCAATGTCAAGGATGTTGACTCAAAGAAAGGAGAGGTAAGCGGTTATTTTTCGGCATTTGGAATGGTTGACTCCGATGGAGACATCATGATGCCAGGTGCCTTCAAAAGGTCAATCCAAGATTGGGGGCCAGAGGCAAAGGGTAGGGTAAAGCATTTGCTCAACCATGATCCAAGCCAACCACTTGGTAAGATTATTGAGTTAAAGGAAGATAGCTATGGATTGTATTATAGGTCACAAGTTGGAACGCATAGGCTTGGGCAAGACTTCATCAAAATGGTTGAGAGTGGGTTGATTGGTGAACACTCAATCGGTTTTAGGACTCTGAGAGAGCAGAAAAGCGATAGTGCTAATGAGATACATGAAGTGATGCTTTTTGAGGGTTCAAGCCTTACTGCTTGGGGTGCAAATGAATATACACCAATTTTGGGGATAAAAAGTTTGGAGCAAAGTGCCAAGATACAAGAACAAATTAAGAGCTTTGAGAAGTTTATAAGGAACAGTGATGTTACCGATGAAACAATTGAACTATGCTTGATCAAGGTCAGGCAATTGGCACAAGCGATAGAGAAAACGAGTAGCACAAAGGCAGTTGAAGAAACACCGGCGCAGCAAAAGAACAACGAGGAACTTGAGCGATCACTAATATCAATTTTGAATAAATTCTAAAGTAAAATTAAAATGGAAGATTTAAAAAAGTTTGAAGCTGCTCTTGAAGCCAAATTGGCTGAGCAGAAGGCTGAAGTAGCCGTAAACACAGAGAAGGCTGCAAAAGCTTTTGAATCAAGGATTGAGCAAATCAACGAGGAGTTGGTTAAAGCTAACAAGACTGCTGCTGAAGCAAGAACCGAGGTTCTTGAAGCTAAAGCTGCTTTCGGAAAGTTGCAAGCTAAAGAAAGTGCAAAAGTTGCAACTTCTTATGGTGAGCATATCTTGAACATAAAGAACGAGATTGGTTCTGCTATTGAGAAAGGATGGAACGATATCAAAGCTGCTGCTCGTGGCAATGGTAAAGGTTTCAACTACGAAATGGATGCCAAAGCTGTTGGTGTAATGACTATCGGTAACAACCTTACTGGTTCTGTTTACACCTCTTATGTTGACAATGCATACTTGAGGTCTTATGTTAACCCACATCTGCGTTCAGTTTTCAACATCATCCCCGTTTCTACCGGTTCAGTTTCTTTCCCAAGGGGTAACACTCCAGTAGGTGAAGGTTCTTTTGGTAAGCAAACTGAAGGTTCTGCTAAGCCTCAAGTTGATTATGATGTAACAGTTGTAAACACCGCTCTTTCTTTCATCGCTGGTTATGCTAAAGTAAGCCGTCAGATGATTGATGATTTGCCATTCTTGCAAGCTTATCTTCAGCAGTCTTTGATTGAAGATTTCCAAAAGGCAGAAGATACTTATTATCTTAATGCCATTGCATCTTCTGCAACCGCAGGTTCTTCTTCTGGTGCTAACACCGCTGAGAAGTTCATTGATTACGTTGCTCAGTTGGGTGCTTTGAACTGGATGCCGAATCTGTCTTTGACCACTCATGCTGGTTGGGCCGGATTGTTGAAAACCAAGCCTGCTGATTATTCAATCCCTGGTGGAATGACTATTGACAACAATGGTAATGTAAGAATCGTTGGTATCCCAGTTATCCCTCACTCTTTGGTTACAGCTTCTAAGATTTATGTAATGGACACTACCAAGTTTGCCATTGCTCAACAATCTGGTTTGAATGTTCGTAGCACTGAGTTTGATCAGGATGACTTCATCAAGAACCTCATCACATTCCGTTGCGAAGCTCGTTGTGAACTGCTTCAGTTCCAGCCTTCAGCAGCAGTTTATGGTGCAATCTAAGGTGTTGTTTTTTTAGAGTGTATATTTTGGGGGGCGGTATTCTTATCGCCCCTTTTTTTAACTTTGTACTATGGAAGTAAAAATACTATCTACTAACAATTCAAAAATGCTTTATGGGGCATTGAAAGAGATGCACCGAAACTCATTGAGTGGTGAGGTTGTTTATGCTGTTCCACATGAAAACCCAAAGACATCATTCAATCTATCAATGCAGAAAATAATGAATAGTACCGATGGTGTACTATTGCTCTTTGAGGATGATGTTGAGATAAAGGATTTCAGTCATTTTGAGGAGGCTATTTCTCAGTTACCAAGTGATTGGGAGTTGTGCTACCTTGGGGCGAATCTTATTGCTCCTATTGAAAAGTATAGTGAGAACCTTTACAAGACATTTGGGTCATGGACTACTCACGCAGTGATGTATAACAACCCTAAAGAGTTGTGCAAAGGATATACCGATACAAGCATAATGTTTGATGATTGGTTAAAGACATGGATACACCCAAGAGGCAATACTTATATAATTAAACCCATGATAGCTTGGCAGAGACCACACCAAAGCGATTTATGGAATCACTTTGCCGATTATACAAGAATATTTGATGATTCGGCAGCTAAACTAATTTAACTATGAACATTGTAGCTTCTATTCACTTATACCCTCCTGAACACGTTTGCGGTGCAGAGATGATGATTCATTGGATGCTAAAAGACTTGCAATCTAAGGGCCACAATATTAGGGTTCTTTTACATGATGCGAATAGGCACAAGATCACCAACAATTATGTGTTTGATGGTATTGATGTATTTCCTCCAAACCCAAATGTGATTGATGGAATGATGAGGTGGGCAGATGCGGTATTTACTCATTTGGACTATACAAGGTGGACAATCCATATTGCAAAGATGTATAGAAAGCCTGTTTTCCATCTGATTCACAATTCTCACCCATATCCAGAGATCATTGATGCAGAGAAAAAACAACATATCATTTACAATTCTTTGTGGTTAAAAGAACTTTTGAACTATAATTTTAGTAATTTTATAGTGACTCCACCAGTAGACTATAATTACTATGACTTGGGGAATGAGCCTGAGAAGTCCGAATATATCACTTTAATAAACTTAAACGAGAACAAGGGTGGGAAGATATTTGGGGAGATTGCAAGAGCAATGCCACACAAGTCATTTTTAGGCGTTTATGGCTCGTATGATGAGCAAATAACACCAAAGCTTCCAAATATGACTTATGTGCCTAATTCGCCAGATATAAAGCAATGGTACGCAAAGACAAGGATACTCTTGATGCCATCAAAGTATGAGAGTTGGGGAAGGACAGCAACAGAGGCAATGTGTAGTGGGATTCCGGTAATTTGTACTGATACACCTGGGTTGAAAGAGAATTGTGATAAGGCAGGAATTTATATTAAAGATAGAAGCAATGTCAAAGAGTGGGTTGAAGCCATTACAAAGTTGGATGACAAAAAAGCCTATTCATGGGCATCAAGAAAAGCAAAAGCGAGATCAAGAGAGTTTGACACAAGAAAAACGCTTGATGAGTTTGAGAACTGGTTCAGAGAAAGTGTTAATAAATATAATTAAAGATGACATATATAGACGGCATAACAATATTAGCTGACGCGGTTGTAGAACCCGTTAGTCTTACTGATGCTAAGAATTGGTTGAGAATTACCAACTATGATACAGATGATGTGTTGATTGGTGATTTATTGAGTGCTGCAAGGGTGCATATTGAGAAGCTGACCGGTTGTTCTTTGGTTAACAAGTCAGTAAGAATAAACGTAGAACTAACTCCACAGAGTCAAGGGTTTTGGATTCTTGATGTACCTTATGGGCCATTGCTTTGCGTTGATGAGGTTAAGTTAAAAACAGGTATGAATACTTACGAAGTATTAACCAAAAATACTGACTTTGAGGTTATAGGCGGTAAGATTTGGGTATATACGGCAGGAGTATATATTATAAAGTATCAGTGCGGATTCAGCACCATTCCAGAGGACTTGGCAACTGATATACTTACTTTGGTTGCTTGGTCTTATGAGAATAGGGGTAAGAAGTTCCAAGGTGATGCCAAGCAAGGAATGTTGAAAGAATATCCTAATTGGGATGGTCTTAACTATCATCAGTATAAAAAAGTTGTGATATAGATGGCAAGAAGTCCATTAAATATTAAGATAACTGGTGTTGAGTCAACCTTTGCTACATTGAAGGATAAATATAATTCAGCAATGATGGAGGTAGACAGAGAGATGGCTGCATCTACTGAGCAAATGGCTACTACTGCCAAGTCTTTATTTCCAGGTGGTAATCCTGCTATTAATGGAGAGACACAAAAGTATGCTGAGATAAGGGCATCAATAAGGGCAGAGAAAAATAGACCATTTGGTTATAGCTTAGTTGCAGGAAAAAGCGGAGATGATATGCCTGCATATATTGAGTTTGGAACAGGTAGGTATTTTCCAAAATACCCTGGCAAGGAGAAAGAATGGCAAGACTTGGCAAAGCAATACTATAAAAATGGTAGAGGTTGGATGTATCCATCACCATACTTTTACCCAAGTGTGACAGGTGGAATCGTATCGCTTGTTAATAATATAAAGCAGATATTTAAGAGGAATGAAAGATTGTAGCAATAATATAAGGGTTCAATACCTTTCAAAATTAAATGGTAATATTTCTTACGGTGGTAAGAATGTCCCCGTTTATGGTAATGATACATTTCAGACTGTGCCACAGAATTATGTAATTATTGGTGATATAACAGAAAGTGCTGACAATAACAACCAATTGTTCGTAACTGGTGCTGATGTGGTAATTGATATATTCAGCGAGCAGTACATGACAAGAAATAATAGTATTATTGATGATATTGCTGACCAAATCTTAACTTTGTTAATACCTACTACGGGTGTTCAAGATATGGGAGATGCTGAATTTCAGATATATGCCACAGCGAGAACATCATCACGTTACTTAACAATGCAAGAAGGCAACAATTTTATCAATAGAAAGATTTTAATTATCAACAATTCAATAATTCAAAAATAGAATAAAATGGGACAGATTTTAGGATCATTGCAAAACATAGAGATTGATGTAGCTGGTGGCTCATCTTATAAGAATCTCGTGTGTCTGCGTACATCATCAGTTAATACAACTGTTGATTCAACAACCGAGCAAACAAATTGTGGTGCATTGACAAGTGTAGCAGAACCAACAATGAGTGTTGATTTTGATGCAATTTGTGAAGTTGCTCCAACTATTGCACAAATTTCTTATGAAGATGTGCTTGCAGCAATGGTAAACAAGACACTCGTTGCAGTAAGAGTACAGAACCCAGTTGTTAGTGGTTCAAGTGCAGGTGCTACTTACTACCATCAGTTCCTTGGCTACATCACTTCACTTACTCTTAATCAATCAACTACTGAATTTATTAATTTCTCTGGTACTGTTACCTCTACTGGAACTCTTGATGTTACTCCTTAATTATGAACTACACTACTATTACTATAAACGGAACTAAGATTGGACTTAAATTCGGGATGGCATCTTTCAGATACCTTTCCGATAAGTTCGTAGAAGGCAAGGCTTATACAAATAACGAGTTAAATGAGATTGGGATTGCCCATATTTTGTATAGCGGTTATTACAACAATTGCCTGATTAAGGATGCAGAGATTGAGCATAGCTTTGAGTCTTTTGTTGACTTTATAGAAGCAAATCTGAACAACGAAGGTGTACTATCCGATATTAAGGATATAATACAAATATGGAGTCAGAATGAGTTTCTGAAGCAGAAAGAAGAACCAAAGCAAGAAGCAAAAAAAAAGACTACTCGTGGGAAGAAATAGAATCATTTGCGTTTGGTGACTTGTGTTTACTGCCGAATGATTTCTATGCAATTAGTCCGAGAGAGTTTTCTTTAATGATAAGAGGAAGTGAATCAAGGAAAATTGACACTTATAAGCAAACAAGACTTTTGATGTTTACAATGGTGCGGTTAATGGGTGATCCTAAGACCGCACCAAAAACACCAGAAGCATTGTGGCAATTGCCAGGTGATGAGGAAAGTGGCAATGTGATGAGTGATGATGAGATGCGAGAAATATTTAAAAGGTTGGGTAAATGAGTTTACAAATACAAGTTACGGCTGATGTTGCAGGTGCTGGTAAGCAAATTGAGGACTTTTCTAAAAAGTCACGCATTGCTTTAACAAATTTAAGTCTTGTTGCTCAAGATTTACCTTTTGGATTTATTGGTATTCAAAATAACCTTCCAGGTGTTATAAGCTCATTTGGCGATTTGACAAGAGAGGCTGGAAGTGTTGGTGGTGCATTAAAACAACTCGTAAGTTCATTGGTTGGCCCTGCCGGATTGTTTCTTGCATTTAGTGTAGTAACATCAGCAGTTACATATCTTATACAAAAATATGGTTCATTAGGTGCAGCAGTAACAGCTCTCGTTAGCAATAATGCAAAATTGGTGCAAGTCCAAAATGCATTAAACAAAGAGATGGCAACATCAATTGGTGATACTGCTGCTGAAACTGCCAAAATACAAATTTTAGTTAAATCCATAAATGATACATCTAAGCCTATGAAAGATAGGCAAGATGCTTATGTTGCTTTAAAGAAAATTGCACCTGAGATTGCAAGAGGTATAGGAGAGGAAAATACCCTTACACAAAAAAATATTGACTTAATAAATGAAAACTCAAAAGCAAGAATTGAGTACATAAAATTAAGGGCAAGAGAAAATGCCATTAATAATATTATAAATAAAAACGAAGAAGAAAGAATTGGGTTAGAGCAAGAGTTTCCTGCATTATTAGCAAGAAAACAAAAAGCTGAAGCAGCTTATAATAAAGTAAAAGGAATATCTTTTGATGGAACTAAAACATTTAATGCAGGATTACAGACTGAAGCAATTAACCTTGAGTCAGCCACTAATGCATTAGATAAAAATGCTAAACAAAGAAGGGATTTATTTAAAATAAATGATGGGTTAATAAAACAATTAACTCCATTGGTTGATGGTACTGCAAAATACGATGCAGCTACAAAGGAGTTTACTGAAAGTTTAAAGAAGCAAAGACAAGTAAAAGAAAAATCAGTTGTTCAAAAGGGAGAATTAGGCCCTGGAACACTACTTGATACGGCAGCAGCATTTGCAGCTTATGTAAAAGGTAATATCAATATTCAGAAAGCATCTATTGATAAGATGCTAAGAGATAGAAATTCATACAGAAGAAAAGAAATTGATGAAAATTTCTTATTGCCTAAAAAGATAGATAAAAGAGCATCAGCACCTCTTAGTGCTGCTCTTGAGGCACAGCTTGGAGCATATCAAGTATTTATTGGTAAGCTACAAGAAAGCCAAGCTTTACTTACAAATACATTTTTTATGCCATTGGAAAATGCATTTATTAATTTATTTGAAACAGGAAAGTTTGGATTTAAGGCATTTGCCGATGCAGTATTAAAGCAGATACAGCAATTGGTTGCAAAGATGTTGGCAAGTGGTATTATATCACTTATTGCAAACTTAATGACTGGTGGATTTAGTGGTGTAGGTGGTGCAGCAGCAGGTTTTGGTAGAGTGTTAGGAGATATATTTGCAAATTTTGGAGGTGGTGTTGCCAACCCATCATTCGGTGGTGTTGGCCCAGGATCAATGGGAATGAGTGGACAAGTTAATGTAGTCCTACGAGGGTCAGACCTTGTTGGGGCATTGAATAGAACAAACGCTACAATCAATAGAGTTGGCTAAAGCAGAAAAATATCGTTATACTTTTAAATCACATGAAGGTCAGACTTGCGTTGTAAGATTTGACTTTGAAGGATTTACTGGAAGTTCAACAACACTTGTTGGAGCAGCAAGACCATTTGTGTTAAAGGAGTTCAATACTGATGATGAGATATTCAAACCATTGAGGCCACAGATGGCAGAGATGAGTTTTATCGCATCAGCAAGTGGTGTGTCAATTGATAACTTCTTAATGGATAATGATGATGACATTATTGTTTATTTTGATTTTGGAACTTGGACAAATTATTGGAAAGGTTATATGTTGCAAGATGACTTCCAAGAGTCATGGATAAACACGAACCACATCATTACACTTAGAGCAACTGAGGGAATTGGTCAACTTAAAGATGTTGAGTTAACCGAGTCAGGCACAGAGTTAAATGGTAGATACACACCACTTGAGTTGATTCAGTATGCAATGGCACAAACTGTACAAGGCTTTAGTGACTATAAAGTTTTCAGCAATTTGTTTCATTCATCAATGACTGATACATCAACAAACACAGGCCTTGACCAATGTTATGTTGATGCAAAAACATTTGCAATTAACCCATCTGAGTATGATGACTCATACTTGGCTCTTGAGAAGATAAACAAGTCATGGAATCAGACTTTGTATATGTACAAAGGCAAATGGGTTATTTTTAGACAAGAGGAGTTATACATTCCATATACTGATGAAATAAGAGGTTATAGGCAAAATGGAGCATCAAGAAGCGATGCATCTCAAAGGTTTGATGCACTTGTTGGTGTAGGTGAGACAGTCAAGCCTATAACACCTGAAATGCTTAGATTTATACAAAGAAGAACTAAGTCAGATACTATTCAGTTTAATTTAGAAAGATTTGATGAGATAGTATGTAATGGTTCTTTCTCAAGAGGCAGTTTGGTTAGTTCAACTGCAAGTACAAAAGTTTATAACCTTGATCAATGGAACTGGAAGGAAGGAACCCCAGGTTCTCCAACAACTCCCACAGTTGGATTATACGGAAGAAAAGAAATATTTGACGGAGCTGGTAAACTTGATGACCAATTTGCGTTTCAGCAACAAAAACCAACATCTGGCAATAGGTGGTTATTATCTTGCGGAATAGATGTACTAAAGAATGAACCATTCTCATTTAGTATTGATCATAGGTTTAAGGAAACATTTGCTGGTATTGCTACATTATTTACCGTATCATTCCAATTAGTTACTGCAACTAATTATTACACTCTTGATGATGATGGTACTTGGTATCAGAGTAATGCATCTTGGACAACAAATTATAAAGTTTTACAAACATATTATAATGGAACAAACGCACCTGTTCCTACTGATTGGGTAACAACACAAGTTGAATCTAAGAGTATTCCGGATGATGGTGTGTTAAGTATTTTGTTATGGTGTATTGGAACACCAAACACAGCAGATCAAGAAAAATGGTTTAAAAACCTTCAGTTCAATCCTGAATTGAGATTTAATGGAATAAACATTGAAACAATTGATGCCGTTCAGTCAATATTTACAAAGGCTGCTACACTAAAGCCTAAGTTCTTTGATGAGATATATCTTGATGATGGATTGAGCAAACTTTATAAAGGTAGCTTGTATGAAAATAATCAAAGTACACTAACAACTACTGAATGGTATAGGTTTAGGTATCCTGATGAATTAAATGGATTTAGGAAGCAAAATAGTATAGCACATTGGAGCCAAAATAGGATTAATAGAAATAAGATTGATGTTAACTTCTATGGTCTTACTTGGAGTAGTGGAACTGAGCCGATAGGCTTAATTAATACAGTTAGGTTTGTAGATGATGACCCAAATAGGATTTATGGCATTGCCAACCTAAAAGAGATGGACTTCAGCTCATCAACCTGGCAAGCTACTCTTGTTGAAGTGTTTGATATGGATGCTGATGCAACGGGAGGAAGTGTTACAAGGATATTTGAGGCAGAGCCTATAAATGGTAATTATCTTCCATCAGGAGAATTTGTTATACCATTTAACGTAATAGCTGCTGCTGACTTTACATATAATAGCACTACGAAGAAATTTACCTATACCGGAAGTGTAACTTTAACTGACTTGTTTATTTGTAACATAACTGGAGATATTAATGCAATAAATCCTTTAAATACAACAGCTACATTTAAACTTTATATAAATGATATTGTAGTAGATACCGATACTTATGTTGCATCAGTAACACCATCACAATTTACTATATCTTTGAATGGTACTTATACTATTGCTCCTACTAACAATTTGTACGTTACGATTAGTTCAAATGTTGGAGACTTTGATATAAATGGTGGTGAGTTGAGTGTCACTTATGACTATCCTACTACTTTGACATACGATCCTTACGAAGATAAATATATATATAAATAATGGCAGATACATTAAAAGCTGAAGGGTTAGTTATAACGGCAACATATAGCAATGGTGATGTGTTCCCTTTTGCTTGTGCCAAAAGCTCAACTATAAATGTAAGCAGAGATTTCATTGAACTTGCTCCTAAGACAAGTGGATATTACAGAGAATATATAATTGGTAGAACTGGGTTTACAATTAGTGGCAGTGGGTTGATAAAACTTGCTCAGAGCTTTATGCAACCATTCTACTTCTTTGACCAATTTGTCCTTAATACAGATACCAAGTTCAAGGCTTATCTTGATATGATTGACAATCAAAATAATTATAAAGTTTATAAATTTGATTGTATAATGCAAGATTTGACTCTTGACTCAACAATTGGAGCCACACCTACTTATGACTATACTTTACAAGGTACTGGCCCGATAGAACTTATTAACATTGTTGACCAGGCGGTTGTGGCAAGTGGTGTGATAACGGGAAGGAATCCTGCTAACTTTAAACTCACAGCAGTTGGTTACAGAGGTCAATGGTATTTTAATTATACTGTGACTGAGCCATCATCCGGAGTATTTGTTATATCACTTGGAGCAGCACTAAATGGGGTGACAGTCACTGCATCATATTTATCTTTATAATCATAATAAATCTTAAATTTACAATATGATAGGCGAACATAATTTAAGGGCAATAAAGAGGGGTGATACATGGGCATTACCATTATCATTTTGGGAAGATGAGTGTCAAGAGGTGGCGATTAATGTAAGTACATATACTTTTAAACTTATGGCAAAGAATAGCTCAGGCACTACAATTTTTACATGGAATGATGCTATTTTTGTTCAAGGTGCTACTAATGAGAGGACAGTCACATTGAGTGGTGTCACAACTGCTACTTATGCTCTTGGTGAGTTCAACTACGAACTCCAAGTTACTACTGGTTCTGGTGTATTTACATGGATGCAAGGCTTTGTCCAAGTTGTTGATCAAATAACAAGTTAACGATGGTAATCAAGATTAATTATACAAGTAGTGATGTGTATGTCAGCACATCAGTCTCACCCGTTTATGTGGTTGTGAATTATAGTGCTGTGAACAATGGCGGTGGTGCGGTTTGGGGTGGCATTACGGGGACACTTAGTGACCAGACTGATTTGCAAGATGCTCTTGATGACAAAGTGCCTTATACGGGTGCTATTGCAAATGTTGATCTTGGTGAGTATGAGCTGAAGGCCGGTCAACTTACCCTTGACGTATCTCCAACCGGCACGGCTGCGGTAGGTACAACTCGTTGGAATAACACAATAGGCAGCAGCGAAACAACTCTGAAGGGTGGTAGCGTTATTCTAAAGAATGGCGTTGACTTGGTCGCAAGGATTGTCAATAAGGTTACACCGAATACTACACTAACAAAGGCAGCATACCAAGCGGTAAGAGTAAGCGGTGCGCAAGGTCAGAGGTTAGCGGTGGCATTTGCTCAAGCGAATAACGATGCAAATAGTGCTGACACGATAGGACTTGTTACCGAAACAATACCAACAAATCAAGAGGGGTTTATTATCACAGTTGGGCAGATTGAGAACATCAACACAACGGGTAGTCTACAAGGTGAAACGTGGGCAGATGGTGATGTACTTTATCTTTCTCCTACAACTCCTGGTGCAATTACAAAGGTCAAACCAACGGGTGCAGGTCATATCGTAGTAATCGGATACGTTGAGTATGCTCACGCAAACAATGGCAAGATATATGTCAAGGTGATGAACGGATGGGAGTTGGATGAACTACATGATGTTAGCATTACATCAGTAGCAAACAATGAGGCACTAATCTACGAATCAAGTTCTCAACTTTGGAAGAACAAGACAATAGCAACCGCATTAGGATTCACACCCGTTCCAACCACACGCACACTAACCATCAATGGCACATCGCTTGATTTATCATCCGATAGGTCATGGACAATCGCAGCAGGAATAACGGGTAGCGGTGCAACGGGACAGGTTGCATATTGGAATGGAACGAGTTCACAGACGGGGAGTGCAGGATTGGTCTATAATGATTCTACGGGGTTAATGACTTTGAGCAAAAATCAAAATGCTGTTACTGAATTATTGGTTAGCAACACAACATCGGGAACTGCATCTGCTTCAAATATTAGACTAACATCAGATGCTTCAGCAGGGAATGGTGGAATTTCTAAAAATTCAACTAATATAACACCATACAAAATTGTTGCATCAAAAGATTTGTCAATCTATAACACCTCAACGGGTGGAGATATTGCAATACTAAATGATTTTGCAACGGGCAATATTAAATTTGCAGCAGGTGCATCCTCAACCGCACAAATGACATTACATAGTAATGGGAATTTAACGGCAAGAAGTACACTACCATCAACATTAGGAGCATCAAGTTTTAATTTTTTCTTGGGGTTATCGGGATTAATAGGTGCGAGTGCAACAATTAATGATATTAGTATAAATAACAATGCATATTTTAATGGAACAAATGTTATTTATAAAAATAATGGTACTGCATCTAATTTGTATTTTGATAGTTCAGGAAACATTGGATTTTCAACTGCACCAAGTGGAACTGCTGGTGGTATTGTAACATTTACAGAAAGGTTTAGATTATTTAATACGGGTAATCTCCTCCTCCAAAACGGAGGCACATTCACCGATGGCGGTCAGCGTTTGCAGGTGATTGGTGATGCGTTTATTAGGGGGAGTGGAAGCATTGCATTAGAAATTCAAAATAGTAGCGGTGTTTCATTAGCACAATTTAGGGGTGATACCCGTTTAACACTTGGGGGGAAAATTGATATAGGACTAACCAATACTGCATTTAATGCCTATTCAAATTCACTTAACATATTAGGTATAATTCCATCGGCATCTTGGGCAACAGAAGGTACGGGTGTTTGGGTTTTTGACAGAGCAGCATCATCAACAAGTGGTACATTAAGGCAAATTAGATTTGGAGGTATTGGTAGTGGTTTTGCTCCGTCAAGTGGAACTGCAACACATACACATTTAGAAATCAATTCCACCATCAACCAAACAGGCGGTGCTAACGGCATCACTCGTGGATTGTACGTTAACCCTACCCTCACCGCTGCTGCTGATTGGCGTTCAATTGAATGGTCAAACAATAGCGGTTGGGGATTGTATGGGGCGGGGACTGCGCCGAACTTTCTTGGGGGGAACTTGACTGTGAGTAGGAATCAGAATGGGGGAACAATAATAACTGTTTCAAATACTACAAGCGGAAATAATAGTCAATCGGGATTAGTTATAACTTCTGATAGTTTATCGGGTAATGGATATTTCGCAAAGTATTCATCTGCAAAAACAGCATACAAAATAGTTAATGCAAGTGATTTTTATTTAATCAATGATACGGCAGGTGATATTTCTATCCTAAATGATTGGAGCAGTGGTAAAATAAAGTTTAGCGGAGGTGCAGCATCAACCGCCCAAATGACCCTCACCGCAGCAGGGCGATTGCTTTTGGGGACAACGACAGAGGGAACACAAATTCTACAAGTAAATGGTGATGCCTATATAAAAGGAACGGGAACAACAAGTGCAACAAATGCTTTATTAGTTCAAAATAGTGCTGGTAATACTACATTTCAAGTTTTGAATGCTGGTGGTATTTTAGTTCATGATCCATCATTTAATCAAGCCTTGCAAATAAATGGAATTGCTGGTTCACAAGCAATGGCAATAGGATCTATTGGTTCGTATGCTAATGCTTCTGGTTCTGGCGCTACGGCTATTGGAAGAACCGCAAATGCTTCTGGCGCACAATCTGTATCATTAGGGATTCAATCAACTGCGTCTGGACTAACCGGAATTGCAATCGGTTATTTATCTGTTGCAAATAGTTCTTATGGTATTGCTTTAGGTTTTCAAGCAAGTTCTGGTTTTGGTACATATTCAATAGCATTTAATGCTCAAGCAAATGCATCAAATCAATTTGTCGCCGGTCAAATAACAGATGTTTATTTTGGTAGTGGTGTAAGAACATATAACACTAATGGATTAAGTTATACAATTCATGGAAGCGGTGGCGGTACAAATACAAGTACTGCTGGTGGTGATATTACTATCGCTGGCGGTAAAGGTATAGGAACACAAGAACCGGGAAGGGTATATTTCGCAACTCCTATAAAAAATGCAACTAACGTATTGCAAACATTAGTAAATAGATTTGCAATTATTCAAGATACGGGGAATGTTGTTATACAAAATGGTGGAACTTTTACAGATGAATTATCATCCAGATTAACAGTTAATTCAACTACGCAAGGTTTTTTAACTCCTCGCATGACAAATGCGCAAAGATTGGCAATAAGCAGTCCGGCAATTGGATTAGAGGTTTATTGTACGGATATGGTTGAAGGTAAATACATTTACAAATCAACGGGGTGGACATTCATCATATAAACTTAAAATAAAATAAAAATGGCAAAACAAATCCAACCCATCAATGTATGGGTAAATGGCGAAGAAAAGACGGCAGAATTTTTATCGGTAACAGGTATTTATGACAACTACGAAAGCACTGCAACAAACATTTGCAGATTGTTTACTAAAGTTGTAGACGCTGAAGGTAATGAAGTACCTGGCGAGGAAGTTTCTGCATCAAACCTTGACATTAATGGCCAGGACTACATTAATTGGGGAGACCAACCCGCAATGAGTATAAATGCTTGGATTTATCAGTGGTCAGCGGATAAATTAAATTTAGTAATTTTACATTAAATTAAATACTATGACACTTGTAGAACTGAAGGCATCCGCTTATGATTGTTTAGCACAGATTGAGTACTTGCAAAAGCAATTGCAAGAAATCAACCAAAAGATTGCAGAAGAACTCCAAAAAGAGAAAAACGAAAATGGATAAAAAGATTAGTGCATTACCGATTTCATTTGAACAGTTCAGCAAAGACCCAGTTAAAGGTTTTCTGTTCATTACATTGATTGCGATTGGTTACTTATATGTAGACCAAAAGCTGATGTACACCGAGCAAATTGAGAGTCAAGGTTCAAAGATAGAGAAGTTAGAAGCAAAAATTGATGCTCTTGGGATACAACTCAAGAGGTCTGACTCATTGCTCTCTGCCACAACATCTAAAATCTTAGTCCTTCAAGAACTTGGTAAAATTAAATGAAACGATTAATTGCTATACTATTTATTTCATCATGTGCTAACCCTATCAAGGAGGATAAACTTATTCTTGATGGGGTTGACACTATCCTGATGCAATCAAAGGAACATATTGACACTGTTGTGAAGTTCCTCCCAAAGGTTGATAAGCATATTGAGAAAGCAGAGAAGGAAGTCTTGAATAATGTTCAAAGCATAAAATTGCAAAATGCTAAACTCAAAGCAGATGCCAAAATAGTCAAGACAATTACAATTAGAGATACTATCATCATTAAGGAAAAGACTAATTTTTGGGGTAGGAAAAGAACCTCTACCGATTCAATATCAACAATAGATTCAACTGAACAACAATGAAGCAATTCTTTTGTGAAGAAAACGGCAGACTATCAATGAAGCGTTTATGCGGTTTTATCTGCGTGATAATCATTTGCGTTACAATGTACCACAATTCATTCTACGAGACTGAACCAAGTGAGGCACTTGTTTACTCTGTGTCTGCTCTTGCTTTTGGGTGCCTGGGGTTGACATCTGCTGAGAAAATATTCAAGAAGGATGAGAACAAAGATTGATGCACCAAGGTTGTTGCTCATTGCAATTGCATTGCTTTTGTTATTCCTTTGGGTAACATCTTGCAATCCAGTTAAGCGAGTTCTGAACAATCAGGAGATGCTTGAGGAAGTGGCAAAGGTTGTTGTTAAAGGTGGGTGGTGTGCAAATGATACCACCTTTGTTGTCAAGTCAGATACCTTGGTTGAGGTAGATACATTGGTGAGGATTGATACCCTTACCGATACCTATGTCTTAAATGATACAACCTACATCACCAAGTGGAAAACAAGGGACATCACCAAGTCAACCACAATACATGACACCATCAAGTCCTTCATTGTTGACAATGCCCGTGTGAGGTTATTACAAGCTGATTCAGCACGTTTAACGGGTGAGGTGATACAATGGAAAGGGAAGGCAGATAGTCGCTTAAACTGGTTGATATCACTTTTACTTGTAATTGCATTATTCATTTATTTAAAACTTAGAAAATGAAATTATCTGAGCATCTTGATTTGTCAGAAGTAGTAAGGTCAGAATCTGCAAAGCGTAAAGGCATCTCAAATATGCCAACTGCTGAACACATTGCAAACTTTAAAATACTTGCAGAGAAGGTATTTGAACCAATAAGGCAACATTTTAGATGCCCTATACATATCTCAAGTGGTTACAGGTCCAAAGAGTTGAATCAAGCGGTTGGGGGAAGTAGTTCTTCACAACATTGCACGGGTGAGGCGATTGATATAGATATGGATGGAACACCGAATGGAATAACTAACAGAATGGTCTTTGATTATATCAAGGATAACTTAGAGTTTGACCAACTTATATATGAGTTCGGAGATTCTAATAATCCTGATTGGGTACACGTTTCTTATGAAACTACTGGTAAGCAGAGAAAACAAATACTGAAGGCATCAAGGGTAAACGGGAAAACAACTTACTCACCTTATAAATAATGTAAAAAACACAGGTTTGCTGCTATTTAACGATGACATTTGACTGTACATTGTGTTTATTTTAATGTGATTCTCCCCTGATATTTTTATATCGGGGGTTCTTTTTATGGGTAAACAACAAAAAATATTTTAAAAAATATAAAAAAAGTGTTGTTTGTATGAAATAAAGTGTTATCTTCGCTTTATCAATCACAAACAAAAACACAAAAAATGACAAACGTAACATTAAAAATCACAGTTTCACACAATCAAGTAACCGAGAAAATCTCTGTAATGTCTGAAAATTCAACAATGGTTGTAAGTCTTGATGACAACAAAACTAAAGTATGGAACGAGATTGGAAAGTTTAACCCTTCTATTGTTTACACTTGGGGTCAACAAATTTGGAATATGTTTCACCCAAATGTTTACGGAAAGGTTATTAATGTAGATATCTTAAATTAAATCAATCACGGGGCGAGGCATCCTACACCTCATTAAATCACACTTAAAAAACACAGTTATGAAATTAGACTTTACCAAATTAGAAGGATGGGAATTAACAAAAGCAATCTACTTGGTTCAATGTGCTAAGAAACTTTGTATGAATCTTAATTCATACGGGGAAATAGCAGTTAATCCCAACTCAGGTTACACTTATTTATGGTCAGAAGATTACCCATTTACTTTGTATATGGAAATAGATTGCAGGTTAAATGAGAATGATGTTTGGGTTCAGTTCACAGATTTGGAAGATGGGGAAGAAACAGAAAGAAGGTTATCTGAATTTGAAAGTATTGAGGATATTTATGAGTGGATTGAATCTTTAGAAAACTTTGAAGATTAATAGTAAAACCAAAAACAATGAAAGTAAAAAGAATCATCACTTGGGCAACAATTATCGCAATGCTTTGGGTAGTCGGGCAGATTCAAGACCAATTTTGTAGGTAATGAATGCCAAGAAACTCCTGCAACCAATATGGGTAAAATGCAGATTATGCAAATCACTTTACACAATCACAATAAAAATACAAAGCAAATGCCCGAGATGCCACTGCCTAAATGGATGGACCTAAACACCTTTGAACGACACAAGTTGCTCGGTGAACTTATTGATGCTATGATTTATAGCGGAGAAGCCGTACAACACCTAAAAGTAACTGTTGAGCAGTTCAGATTGATGGGTTATGTTAGGTCTGTTATTTTACCTCAAAACGAAGAACAATGAAACCAAAAACATTAAAAGAATTTAAGCAATACCTTCAGCAAGAACTTGATTATGGATGGTCAGAACGCACTGATTGGAATAGAGGTTTTGATGCTTGTCTAATTAGGTACATAGAAAAGATAAGCGAGTTTATCGGAGAAGAACCAGTTAAAGAAGAAACCTGTCCCGAATGTGAGGGAAGAGGTTGCAAAGATTGTACATTTTTAAAACCTGAAGAACTATGACAAAAGTATGCGGTAGGTGCAAGAAAGAGAAACCTAAAACCGAGTTTCACAAAAGCAACACAAGGGTAGATAAGTTATCAAATCGTTGCAAGGTTTGTGAGAAGATAGTCAAGAGCAAGAAGCATAATGACCCTTATGCGGACCTTTACAGAATATTTTAATCAATAAAAACCAAAACAAATGACAAGGCAAGAACTTAGAAGATTGCGAAGAGCAAAAGAAATCACACAGGAAAAGTTAGCAGAACTTTCAGGAATCTCACTGGCAACAATCAACAGGGCAGAGAAAAGTGGTAAGGTCAGACTTTGTACAATGCAAAAATTATTTCAAGTTTTAGAAGAAATTAATTAACTTTAACATTAAATAAATCACAAACGCAATGAAAAAACAAGTCACAACAAATGTCCGCATACCTGCGGAATGGTTAAAAATCAGCATCTCAGACATTATGATTATGGTCACTGCTACCATCAACGATGCAGGTGATTACATTGATGTAAATGTTAGAGAGATTCTAATGCCAGGTTACCACTGCCTAAACATTTTACCTGAGTATCATTCTGCCTTTTATGAATTGGTAGAGCAGAAGTGTCTTGATGCTTATACGTTCAAGATGGATTCAGAGTATGACCACGAATACTATGCAGACTATGCCATCTGATAGAATAGAGATGACCCTTGAGGTTAAAGGCGAAGTCAGAGCAACTGCATTCCCACAAAGAACCTACGAAGGAATATCTAACCAAAGAAGGCAATGGTATTACTTTTACGGATTGAAAAGCATCAAGGATTGGGAAATATACATTTCTCACATCTCACCAATGAAAGAGAACACACCATTTAAAATAGAAAAACCATTTCCATATTTACTAAAATCACAACAAAATGACACAGAAGAATCAGAATCAAGACCAGTCAGTCTCTATTGCGAACCAGTTAATCTTGCAGGGGGACTTATCCAAGTTGTCGGCAGGAGACAAAGTGAGGTACTATAACGGGTATTGTGAAAGGATGGGACTTGACCCGTTTACTAAACCATTTGATATCTTGCGACTTAATGGCAAAGAGGTCCTCTACTGCACCCGTTCAGGGACTCAACAACTCAACAAACTGCACAAAGTTTCTCACTTGATTACATCAAGGGATACAAATGCAGAAGCAGGGGTTTATATTGTAACAAGCAAGGCATCTCTTCCTGATGGTAGATGTACTGAATCTATTGGTGCAGTAAACATTGCAGGTCTTAAAGGTGAGGCTTATGCCAATGCAATTATGAAGGCAGAAACCAAGGCAAAAAGGAGGGCAACGCTTGACCTCTTGGGATTAGGTGTATTGGATGAATCAGAGGCAGAAACCATCCCTAATGCAACAACATTGGCAATCAACACAATGGTAGAAGCATTGCCTCAGATGGAAGTAGAATCTGTTGAGGTTATTGAAGAAGATGCTGAGTTAAGCATTGGCAGACTTGCTATTGCAATTAAAAAGGCAAGTAACATTGTAGAACTCAAAGCGGTCTATGATGCCAATAAGCATAAGATTGAGACAAACCAATTTATTAAAGACCAACTAAAAGCAAGAAAAAATGAGTTACTTAAAGGTTAATGAAATTAAGGTGGGGGATATTGCCCCTACCAAATTTGGCATTGAGTTAATGGCAGATGCCATTCAAGAGCAGGTTAATGAAGGACTGCTTGACCCATTAGAGGTGGCAATAAAGTTCAATAGTTTAGAGCAACTGGTTAAGTCGGTTAAATCCAGAATTACCGAGAATGTTCTTGCAGAACTAATGAAACATCCGAAGGGTAAGGCAGAGGTACTTGGTGCAGTTGTTTCCAATATGGAAAGTGTTAAGTATGACTTCTCAGACCTACCTGGTTGGTCAGAATACGAAGAGCAGATACTTGCTTTAAGGTGGAAGCAAAAGGAAATAGAAGACAAAGAAAAGGAATACCATAAGGGTGACCTACCAATTAAGTCAGTAACTTCAACCTTCAAAATTCAACTACAAAAATAGAAATATGCAAAAGTTAATCAGTCTGAACATTGACGTAAGTAAAATTGATTCCAAGCGTTTGTACAAGGGTAAAAAGGGGCAGTACCTATCTGCTACCTTATTCCTTAAGGAAGAGGTGGACCAGTACGGAAACAATGGTTTTATAGTTGAATCCATCACCAAGGAAGAAAGGGAGAAAGGACTTAAAGGTACAATCATCGGAAATGCTAAATTTATGGCAGCAGGTGGACCTCAAAAACAAGAAGAAGACCAAGAATTGCCATTCTGATTGAAAACCACAGGGGAGGTTGTAATGACCTCTCCTAATTGTACTCTATGTTAGTTGGACACCTACAAAAGAACTTTGATATAGATTTACGCTTTGGTAACGATGGGGAAAGTATTGTGCTATCACTTCTAAATGGAGGTCAGAAAATAGAAGTCAAAACAGATAGACTTGCACACCTAACAGGGAACATTGCAGTAGAATTTAGATACAAAGGTTATCCATCAGGAATCAGCACAACTGAGGCAGACTATTGGGCATTTGTTTTGTATAATCATTTACGGATATTTTTTATTGAGATAAATGAGTTGAAAGCAATTGCAAGGGAATGCTACAAAGAAGGTAAAGTTAAAAATGGTGGAGATAACAATAGGTCAGAAATGGTATTAATTCCGTTAACCAAATTAATCAAATAACATGAAAAGAATCTTTGAATGGGTTTACTTCATCTTTGTATCTATACCAGTTGCAATCATTGTCCATCTGTTAGCATCAATTGCCTTAATGCTTAAAATTAAATTCAAATGAGGGACATAACCTATCACTTAGAGAACGCAGTTGAGTATCTTGTTTATGACCTTAGCATACTTGACATAGAAGAACGCAGAGCAAAGGCGGTCACCTATCGGTCAGGTAAGTGCGTGTGTAACTTTATGGGATATCCACCCAATAAAATTAGCGACTTGAGGCAGGTTGGCAGGAGGGTAACCAGTAGGATTGATGGCAAAACCTATGCGGTCCGAGTCAAGAAAAAGGTGGAAGATGTTAAATAAATTTTGTATATTAGGGGTACTTGGTAGGGAAACCCAAGTGCAAGTAAAAATTATTAATGCCTTAGAAAGGTTTGGAAGTTCTGCGAAAGCAAACTTGTTTCCCCCGAACCTTTTTAAGGTATTTTTTTTATGAATACTGGACAAATAGTAAAGAGCAAGTCAACCGAAAGGTTTACAACTTTACCAAATGAATTGATAAAGTCCAAGTCTTTGTCACTTGATGAAAAGGGTCTTTTGAGTTATTTATTATCACTTCCATCAGATTGGGTTATCTACAAAAAGAATCTGTACAACAACCTTCCCGATAAACCAGGTAGTATAGATAGGGCATTTAAGGGGTTGCAGTCTAAAGGTTATATCTTATCAATAAAGATGCATGACCAAACCACAGGAAGGTTTGTAGGTTGGAATCATATTGTCTATGACATACCTGCCGAAAGTGAACCTATCCGAGTTCGGGAAAACCCGACATCGGAAATTACCGACCTCGGTGAAAGTGCCATTATACAAAAGACTAATTCCATACAAAAGAAAGATTTAATACAAATAAAAGAATTAGAGTTCATTTCTGATGATTGGGAAAATGTTTGGAAAGGATGGATGGAATATAAAAAGGTTGAGCATGGTAACAAGTTCAAAAGTTCTAAAACAGAACAAACTGCCATAAACAACTTGGTTGAACTTTCGGGAGGTGATTTAGAAACTGCGAAAAAAGTTATCAATCAAAGCATATCAAACAACTATAAAGGATTATTCAAACTTAAAGAAACCAAAAATGTTACCACTAAATCAAGTTCTGACATCTATGCAGAACGCAGAGCAGAACTCCATCAGTACACAGACAAAATTGACTTCCTCAGAGGCATTAGACCTTGAGAGGTTTAAACTATCAAGAACCAGTGAACCTGTTAAGAATTTAAGCAGTGGATTGGTAATTGATGAACTTTTGAACGGGATGCAGAAACTTGGTGTTAAAGGTGATAAGATGCCAAACAACGCAGACCTATTGCTTATGTACAAGTCAATCATGGAGGAATACCCTAACATCAAGATAGGGGAAATCTCACTTGCTTTTGACTTGGCAGCAAAGGGTAAACTTGACATAGAAGCAGAAACATATCAAAATTTCTCAATGCTTTATTTGCACAGGTTGCTCAGAGCATTTGCAAGGTATGGAATGCAGAAACTTAATGAGATTAAACCAGTTGAACAAGAGTCTAAATGGCAACCAAGGTACATATCTGACGATGAAAAGATAGAAACTGCATTTGATTGCTACTCTAAATTCAAGCAATGGGATAACATTGTCTTTGGTATTGATGTATTCCATATCCTCCACAAACGAGGTAAAATCGTTGTAGAGGTTGAGGACACCTATGATAAGGTCCTAAAGGCAATGAATGAGAAGATGTTTGAAGGTTCAAGGCAAGACAAGATAGACATTAAGAACAAGATGAAGGATGATGACTACATGGAGCATCAATGCTATCGGATGGCGGTAGCAGATTATTTCACTAAACTCATAAACAGAGGATAATGGACTTGACCGCAGGAATGATAACAAAGTTTGCATTAATGAAGTTGGAATCTAAAGGATACTATGTGTGGCGGAACAACAATCTCAGTGTACCTGGTAGGAAGTTCATTGGCGAAAGAGGTGTGGCAGATATCATAGGATTCTGCAAGAGTACAGGCAAGGCGGTTTATTGTGAGGTTAAAACTATTAAGGATAAAATTAGCGACTTTCAGATAGTTTTTCTCAATCGGGCAAAGAATGCAGGTGCTTTGTGTTACCTTGCAACAGATAACAAAGGCATCCCTGAACTATCAGAATGGGTCTGACAAAGAACGATATCATCGCAGGTCTATACACCGACAAGGATATAGACAATGCCATAAAGAAGATGCAACCTTTTGAGTTGCAGGATGACTTGAGGCAGGAGATGTTCATGGTACTATGTGAGATGGATGAAGAAAAGTTTATGTCATACCATAAAGGAGGGTTCTTGAAGTTCTACTTGGTCCGCACAATGCTAACAATGATAAAGTCTGATAGGTCAACCTTCTTCAA